TAAATATATATATTGATATTATATTTTCAGGTTATATAAAAAAACCCGGGTCGCCTATAGGTTGTATGTAATTTTTGCATAGAGTAAAATTTTATAGATCTAGCTATGCAGTTTTTGCATATAGTAAAAAGAACAAATGTAGAACAAGTTTTAGATACTAAAAAGTGTTCTAGTTTTGTTCTTGTTGACATTTTAAAAACAATTGATCTAGATTTTAAAAAAAATATAAATTTAATTTTCGTTAAATTGATAAATGATATATAACTTAATTAGTGAATAAGAATATTTTTTATAAATTTTTGAAGATAACCCTTTGCAAGTTTTCACTTGTATATGGTGCTGGTGACAATAAAAAATTTATTTAAAAAATAGCTTTTCTTGCTTTTCACTTAGCTATTTTAAATCGTGAATAATTAGAATTTATTTTTTTAAGTGTTTTTAACTTAATAGGAAAAAACATGACAAAAAATAATGAAGATAAAAATGTCAGTAGTAAAGACATCGCTTTAGATACTAAAAAGCATGTTGATACTAAAGATAAAACTGTTGATAACAAAAAGATTGAAGATCAAATAATGATTGTTAGATCATTAAATGAAACTCAGGCACTTTCAACAATTGAAAATCTTAGCACATCTTTAAAAATGATTAATGAGATTGATGTCTTAGACAAACTAGGCGGGTTAACTCTAAATAGTTTTTTTAAAGAAATTAAAGTTAATCGTCTGGAAGATCTAAAGTTTAAAGATAGTAAATTATATAATATTTACTGTAAGGCTTTTTGTGATTTCGTTTTAATACCGAACTTGCACTATTCTAAGCAAGATCTAGAAGAGAACGAGCCATACAGATATCTTGGACTAAGAAAAGTATCTGAAATTGCTATTGCTAATAAAATGTTTCAATTCATACATTATGCAAGCGTTACAGATGTTACTATAGATGGCAGAGTTGCAATTGAAAAACCAAGACTAGACGAAAATGGTAAACAAGTTAAATCTTGTTTTACCGATCCTTCAAGTCAAGGTAAACCAATTGAAATCTATGTTAAAACCGCCTTTATCAATTCGAATGCGAAAATAAAAAGACGCTTGAACCCTAAGGGTCAGACGCCTTGTGCATTGTCATTTGAAAAGTTAAAAGAATTTTCAAATTTTCTTTTGGCGGGTGAAAGTTCAAGAGTATCAAGTAACGAAGAGAAAGATGACACTTTAAGTACATCAGCTAAGCAAGTTGATGACATAAGACGCAACTTAGATGTTGATATGGTATTTACACCAGTCGATTTTAAGTTACCTAAAGATTCAGCGGAAAGAAAACTACAAGAGATTAAAAGAAACAGAGAAGGTGAAAATTTAGTTTACCTTGTTGATTCTATAATCACTAAGCTAGTAAGCAATGCTGAGTTCGACACACTGTTAAGGGTCTATTTAACAATCGCCACAAATAAAGATTTTATAAAGTTTATTAAAACTAATTATAAATCTATGCTTGCGGGCTTTGTTGAAGACTTTGGCGGTCAAATAAGCATATCTGATCTTAAAGATTTGGATCTTAGTAATATAGTTCAAATTAATACTAGATTACAAAAAAACCAAAAAGAAACAGTAATGCTTAAAGCAGATAAAAAAAAAGTAGTAAATAAATAAATATAAATACTTAAATATAAATTTCTAATTATTCCGATTTAAATAGCTTAACAAATATCCTTCAATTCAATTCTAATTAATTCAATTCTAATTAATTCAATTCTAATTATTTTACAATTTCAGTCTGAGCAATTGCTCCAGTTCCACGCCTAAATATCTCTGTATGTCTTGTTGTGTCTTGTTGGTTAAGTTACCAAGTGCTTATATTTACAAAATTTTATAATGTCCAGGACCCGAGAACCTGGTAACTCTCGGGCTAGCCCTTGGGATAACTTTGGCTTAATTTCTAGATCTAAAATTTTTAAGATCCACCCAATCACTGCTGTATGTTAATTTTTTTAACATACACAAAATGAGCTCTAATTTACTAGGGGTACACAGGGTGCTAGGGGGATACCTGGGTATTCTTATATAGCTACACCAGAAAATCCCCAAAATCCCTTGTTAACCTATCTGGTGCCCATTATTCTAGGGCTATATTCCTATATATCTCCCGACTATATTACCTAGTATATACCAAGGGGGACTATATATCTAGCTATAATATATATATAAAACCCCCCTGTGTAACCTTAGTTACATTATACACCTTATTTTCACTTTTGTCTATTGCCAAATTGTCGCACCCATAAAAATAATTAAAATAATAGTTGACAAAAGCCTAATTCGTGTGTATAATAGAATCAGATGCACTTTAAAAGGACACACGTACACATTTGCATGCTCACATGCACAAGAGGTCATCACTAAACTGCATCTACTATTAGGGAACACCTAGGATTCCCTTTAAACAAACTCAAGGATAAATAATTTATGGTAGTACCACTAATAATAGCTGGACAAGCTATACTACACGGACTTAGAATTGCAGGACTTAGAATTATTCCCTATATAATTAGAAGGAAGACTTTGAAAGCTGCAGCTCAATATGCTACCAAAAAGGTAGGTCAGAAATCTATTACAGAAACTGGCTATGTTATCGTAACTAAAGATCCTACAAAATTTAGGCTAGCTCAAAAGATATTTGGTAAGAACAAAGTATTTAGAAGTGATAAAATTTTACAAGCCCAATCAACAGCAGAAAAAGAAATTATACCACTAAGTCAAAAGATATTAAAATCAGCATCCCCTGAAGTTAGAACAACAATTCTAAAACAGGCAGACGATGCGGCTAATGGTGTATCTAAATTTATTAGTTCATCAAAAGTTCAAACAGTTGGTGGAACTAAGATTACTAAACCATTTACAGAATTCTTTGGTAAGAATCTTAAGTTCAGTAAAGAAACAACTGAGTTAATTAAAATAGCCGAGAGAGGTCCTCTTTCTATTAGTAAGGATGTTGCAAAGATTATTCCTAAACCAGGGGTTACTGTAGGTGCACCTAAGACTATTAGACCTGATCCTAAATTTTTAAAAGAATTTCCAGGTAAAAGACCTAAAGGCCGTGAGTTATCAGTTGTAAAACCAATAACAGTAACAAAAGATAGACCTTGGTATGTAAATATTATGCCTAAACATTTAAGAACTAGAAAAGAAACTTTAGATACAAGCACAGCTATATACCCACATGGTGTAAGAACAATAACAGAAGGAGTTGCTAAAGGCAAATTGGCAAGAGATGTTGGTATTAGTTATGGAGCATATGAAGGTGTTAAGTATATAGCAAGTAATATAGATGACACAGATAAAATTACCAGAAGTGGTATAGATTTAAATGATAGTGATTTATTTGAAACAGCATCACAAGAATATGGTCAAGAGGAAATAGCATCAGGTATAAATATTTATGATACAGATGAAGCAGGAAACGTTATACAAGCACAGTAACATTCCTTTTAAAGAATTAATGGAGATTATAAATGCAAGACATGGATTCTACTATTCTAAAGACTCCAAAAAAAAGTTTAACAGATATACAGGAAAAGTTTCTAGACGCTTTATTCGGGGAAGCGAAAGGCAACCCCAAGAAGGCGGGAGAATTGGCAGGGTATTCAGACCATTCCTACCCAAAAGTTCTTAGAAATTTAAAGAATGAAATAGTTTCACGTGCAGAAACTTACTTAGCTAACTACTCTGCTAGAGCAGCTACTAAAATGGTAGATATGTTAGATGAAGATGGTACTACTCCACATGCAAATATACGTATGGAGGCTGCAAAACAGATTTTAGACCGAGTTGGACTTGCAAAAAAAGAGAAATTAGATGTTAACCTAAAGGCAATACACGGATTATTCATTTTACCCCCTAAAGACCCATTAAAAAGGGCAAATAAATCAGATGAAATTAAAGAAAATAGCTAGAGTAATACCGTTTGGTTATAAAGATAGTGAAGAACAGGGTTATTTAGACTCAATACCAGAAGAAATACAAGCATTAGACGAAGCAAAGAATTATTTAAATACTTGTTCTTACAGAGAAGTAGCAGAATGGCTACATAGAAAAACAGGAAGATACATTTCGCATGTCGGACTTAGAAAACGGATCAAAAACGATAGAACCTCCGAAGCCAAAGAAGAAACAGAAAGCCAAGGCACGGAGATCAGTCAAGGAAATATTAAATCGGTCTAGAAAAAAGGTTGCGGCAGCAGAACAGACTTTAAGATCAGCAAAGAAATCTGCAGAATATGTAAAAGATAAATATAAAAAAATAAATTCTGCATTAGATGGAAAAGAAACTCAAGTAATTGAACAAAGTGTAATAGACACTGCTTCTCCTAGTATTAAGGAACATTTAGATCAGCAGAATATTGTATTTAAACCTAATATAGGACCACAAACAGAGTTTCTAGCCTCATCAGAGAGAGAGGTTTTTTACGGAGGAGCAAGAGGAGGTGGTAAATCCTATGCCATGCTTATCGATCCACTTCGATATTGTCATAAAGAGATGCATAGAGCACTTCTTCTAAGACGGACAATGCCAGAGTTAAGAGATTTGATTACTCATTCTCAAAGATTATACTCGAAAGCATTTCCAGGAGCAAAATGGAGAGAACAAGAAAAAGAGTGGAGATTCCCGTCAGGAGCAAAGATAGAATTCGGGTACGCAGAGAACATGACAGATGTTTTACGTTACCAAGGGCAATCTTACACATGGATAGGAATAGACGAACTTCCACAATATCCTTCGCCAGATATATATAATTTTTTAAGATCATCACTTCGATCTGTAGATCCAGAAATACCTGTATACTTAAGAGCAACGGGTAATCCAGGTAATATAGGTTCATTATGGGTAAGAGAGATGTTTGTTGATCCAGCTATACCTAATACTACATTTGATATTAATATAAATACACCTGTGGGTAGGAAAGTTATAACTCGTAGATTTATACCTGCAAAGTTACAAGATAATCCCCACTTGATGCAAACAGATGACTACTATGCTATGCTTGCATCTTTACCAGAAATACAACGTAAACAATTTTTAGATGGGGATTGGGATGCATTTGAGGACTCAGCATTTCCAGAATTTGATAAAAATTTGCACATTGTTGATCCTTTTGAAGTGCCTAAAGGATGGCAGCGTTTTCGTGCTGCAGACTGGGGTTATAGTTCTCCTGCTTGTGTTCTTTGGTTTGCTATTGATTATGATAATAACTTATGGATTTATAGAGAATTATATACCCAAAAGATTA